CACAATACACGGTACAAGATGAGGCCGCGCTTGGTCTTGCCGTCAGGATCGCGCGAGAAATTGCAAGAGTCGAGTTCGGTGGTGATATGCGTGACGCCCGCGATGGAAAGTGGCTGACGGCGCATCCGGCCATCGACGGCATCGACTACGGTCTTGAGATCGAGCATGGATGCGGCACGGTCCCACACATCAATCTGAACGACTGCCGATCCGCCGAGATCATCCTTGCTGTCGAACGGATTGATCGTGTCAGCCCCGATGGTGATGAACGGGAAGGCCGATTCCAACTCACTGTCAGCCGCCTGTGGCACGTCCGAGAAGATGGCGACAAGTGGGCTGTATGATGTCGATAGCAAGCTGGTCACGGCGCTGTCGTTAAGCCTGTTATAGACTGCCGTCTGGAGATCATCTGATTTCATTTCGTTGTCTTCTCCGCGCGTGCCTTGGCTTTTGCGATTGCAATCTCAACCCGTTTCAGCATCTTTGGAATCGCCCGCTCGACGGCGGGAATCCAAGACGGACGTTTCGCCATCTTGAAGGTGCCGAACTCAAGGTAGTAGGCATAGTCAAGACGGCTTCCGATGGCCTTGGCATATTTGCCACGGCTTTCGTTGTAGATCGAAATGACAAGCCCGCCGGTATCGGTTGCCGGTGCTTCGCCTGGAGCAGATGCTCGATGAACCTTATCGTTGTTTACGCCTCTGGCATACTCCCTGCCAGTCTTGGGAGGCCCCTGTATGGCCTTACGGACGTCCGTGACGGCTTCCAAAGCGGTGGCATCGACAATGAGGGCTAGAGAGTTGCCAAGGTCTTTCCCATAGGCTTGCAAGGCCGCGTTGACCTCTTTCAACCCCTTGATCTCGACCTTGACATCCTTCACGCCGCAACCCCGCCATCAACGTCAATCTGAAGCCACTTGTTGGCGAACTCCATGTTATCGAGGAACCGGATGTTGTGAATCTTGTTCCTGATCTGCACGCGGTCGGAATCCAGCAATGTTGAAGTGTAGCGAACTACAAGGCGCAACCGAACGGTTGCCTCAGTGCGGTCATGAGCAAATCGCTCCGAGCCGCCAACCGGAGCCACATAGGCGCGGGTCGGTGCGCCGGAAACGGTGGCCCAGGATTCCGTCTGGCCTCCTGCACCATCGCTGGTCAAGGTGCGGCGTTGGAAAGTCACCGGCTCTTTCAGCTTGCCGGAATTCATGTTGCAACATTTCATCATCGCGGGATGAACTCCGTTATATTCATGCTGACGGAAACATCGACGGTTGACGATGCGACGGCGGCGAGAAACCCGAAGTCTGTCAATTGCGGGAAGAACAACGGCGGATCGAGTATGATTTCATTGATGCCTGCGTTTTGAGGAAATTCCATGATCATTGTCATGGGCGAATATGGCGCGGCGGTTTCAAGGATGTTATCGCGCCGGAACATGACAAGATTGGTTTTCTTGTCGCTGTCGGACGAGATTGTAATGTTTGAGACGGCGGCGCTGCGGTTCAGCGGCGTGGTGTAAGATCCGATTTCAGCCTGACCCTTGCCGAGCGTGCCGTCTGCAATGAGCGCCCAGTCGGTGCCGCCTGATCCGTTTTCGATTGTGATATTCCCGGCTTGGCTTCCTGCTGACTGGCTGGCGTAGGTGCCAGACTTGGACACATAAGCCTCGGTGAGGCGCATGAATGACTTTGTGGTCGCGGCGCTGGCGGATGCTCCTGCGGTTGCAAGTGTCTCGGTGATGACATCGCCGGTTGCATCAAGCCCCACGAGCGTGATCTGCCGCGCGCCTGAGCCGGATGCCGTATCGTTGGCATTGCCACCGGCCTTGAGGCGCAGCGTGGTGGCTGATCCGGCTTGCGGGGTGCGGTAGTGGCCTGATCGGCTGACAGGCACGAAGCTGGAACCAACAGATGTATTCCGGCCAAACTTGTTGAATGACCGACAACCCGAAGCCAGCCCGCGCGCAATGTCGAGACTGCTGGGATAGGTCATATCTTCATGGCCTTATATTGAGCCATAATGACCGAAGCGCCGGATGCGTCATAGGCATCACTCGCATCGCAGTCATCGCCACGGTTGCTATAGAGGAAGGCCGCAAGCTGTTTTACGGCGCGCTTCATTGGAGACGGCACTGCTGCTGCATTTGCGAATCCAGACACATAGATGATCTGGATGGCGTTATTGGCGCGCAGAGCAACCGGCCAAGTCTGGCCCCGCTTGAGTGTCAACCTTCCAGGCGTCTGGTAGATGTCAATGTCGAAGACATTGGCGGTCGTGACAGATGTAGAATTGCTGTTCTCGTCAAAGGTTGTGATCGAGGTGATCGATTGAAGAGGCCATCGCGGGATCACAAGGCTTTGAATGGTGCTGGTGCGCGCCAGTTCGGTGATTGACATCTCGCGCACGCCATCCCACCATGCTTCACCACCAGCGGGCCAGCGATCAAGCGACAGCCGCCACGACTGCGTGATGAACGCAAGGCCGGTCATGTTCTCGATCTCGGTCCTGGCATCCGTGATGAGCGTATTTGCTTCCGCGTCCGGAAGTTCCGTGCTGTCAGTGCGGAGATGCGTTCGGAGTTCCGTAGCCGTCACCGGCTCGGATGCAGGGGCGGAAGTGAGAACCGAACCCCGGAACTGATAAAGCGGAACGGCGGCGCGAAGGCTCATTCAAATGCTTCCTTCCTAAAACGGCCACGCGGACGTTTGACTTCCAGCGGCTGTTCGATCTTGGTTTCGAAAGCTGGCATGACGTTGACTTCGACGGCTGCGCCATCCGCCAGCGCAAGTTCTGCCACCTTGCCTTCAACGTTTTCGCCCGCATCATAGCGGATGATGGTGTGACCCTCCGGAGCGCAAGCCCAGGATCGTATGATGCGGGCTTTCATGCTTACGGCTCCTGTGGCGGAACAGGCGCAGGAGGCTGGATCGGCGTGATCGGCGGCACGTTGGCTGCGGCTTCTGCTGCGGCCTGCTGCTGGTCCCACTGGTAGGCCTGCTGGAGGATGCTGTTCATCACGCTCTCGGCGTATGCCGTGACGGCTTCTTCCGGCGTTGCGGGGCGCGTCACCCATGCCTGCTGCTGAATGAACTCGGGCGGGTCATTCGGGTCTTCCTGATCGGGCGACCATGCGGGGTTTGGAATGTCGGTGATGACGTTCTCAGTCACGGTGCCGTAGGGCGTTGCGGTCATGAGATACGCCACGATGCGCTCGCTGTCGGCGTCAGACAGTTCCATCTGGACCGTCAGCGTCAGGGAGGGGCTGACAACCCCGTAATTCACAATTGCCATTATTCTGTCTCCTGTGTTTTGGCGTTGGCTTCGGCCACTGCGGCTTCCAACTTGGCGAAGAGCGGCACTGCGGCCTTGGCTCCTTGGATGCCGGATGCCTTCACGGCTACATCAAGCAGTGCGCCGAGGGCCTGTACTTCGTTCTGGTCTAGGGTGAGGTTGATCATGTTTTCTCCTGAATTAAACGACACACGGCACGCGGTATGCAGTTCCGGTGCTGTCGTAAAGGGTGAGGTATCCTGTCGGGACAATAGTTGTTGCCGTGTAGGCGGTGTCGGTGGTCAGTTTGCCTTGGATGTTGGTGAAGCCGCCATCATTGGCAAGGACTGCCTGTAGCGTGGTGCTGGACCGCTTGAGGGCGGGGAAGGATGCAGAGGTGCCGCCGAAGGCAAGGCGGTCGAAGTTGGTTTCGGCTTGGTTGTAGAAAACGATGGTTCCGTCAGTTGACCCAGAATAAATGTGGAAACGATTATTAAAGTCCCTGAGATAACTACCGGCCACAAATCCGGCGGCAAGAAAGTTCCGCGCGAGAAAAAAGTCGCGCGGCCTGCTCCCCGACGACGTGCCGATGTCGTAGGTATTGTCGGTGCCTGCGAGGAAATGGCCGCTGGTGCTCATTGTCCAAACAGTGTCAGTGTTTCCCGAGATGCTGCGGAAATTTATTGGTGCGCCGTAAACAACAAGCGTGCTGTTAGGCGATCCGCCATAGCCAGACCCGACGCCAAGCGGGTCGCCGCCAGTTGTGCCATTGTCGGACGTTTCAAGAAACCAAAATACGCCCGTGTTACGGAGGCTCATCTTGTTATGAACAGACGCGCTGGTGTAGCTGCGGTAGATGTTGAACGTCTGCGCGTTCGCCCCGTTCCGCTGCGCGAGGGTGTTGGCGGCGTCGCGGAAAAGGCGAACGTCCGCAGTCCCATTTGAGCTACCATCTTCCGACCAGCCCAAATATGTCGGGCTAGAAAACTGGAACCGCCCGCTGGCTAATGTTGCAATTGTTGTCCCATTGGACATAGAAAAACTGAGTGTATTGGATATCCGAATATTCGGAAACAGATCGGGGAGGTCTATGTAACGACCAGTAAATGTCAAAGCCGGAAGGTTTGAAAGAGCTGTTTCATTTGAAATTGTAAGCGCACTAACAAGCGCATTCTGCGCCGAGCCAGACGAACCAGCCGGGGCGACTTGGAAGATGATGGAGCCGCCAGCGCCCGTGCCCGTGCCCTGAGAGCCAGTGATGGTGAGGTTCGCGCCAGCGATGTTCGTCGTGCCAGCAACAACGGACTGGACGGAGAGGGTCTGGGCTACGGGGGCGGCAGCGTCAGCATCGCCGAGGCGGAGGTTGGCGGCTGCGCGGCGGGTGAGGATGGTGTCAGTCGTTCCGCTGGGGTCTCCGGTATTGGTAAACCCAAACCTAGCTGTGCTGGCTGTTTTGAGGCCGTTCGTGTCAAAAACGTTTACGAGAGTGCCGTTGCTTGTGTAGACAAGTATTTGCGAACTTGAGAGGCCAAACCCGTTCGCTGTACTTGCACCGTTGCCAAAGAAGTTAACGGCATAAACAGTCCCTGACCTGTCGACCTTGAACTTACTTACAAACGTCCCGCCGCCCGTGCCAAGGTCCATCAGCAGCGAAGACGCATTGCTTGCCGTGCTGGTGACGTTAAACTTCAGTCCGGTGAACGTAACCGCCGCGTTGTTCCATGTTTGGGACATGTTCAGCACGGGTGCGTCGGCGGTGATGGTGCCGCGCGTGAACAAATTGTCCAGCGCAATCTTTCTGTCCAGCGGCGTGCCAGCAGGATCGTCCACGATGTAGAGAATATCATCACCGCTGGGCGTTGTTAGCGCCGTCAGGTCAGCAAGTTTGGTGTCAGCCATGATTCAACCTCACGAGGAAGATGCGAGTTTAAGGAAGGAAGTGCCGTCAACGAGGAGCAGACCGTCCGTGCCGTTGGAAAGCAGGAGAACACTATTGGGTCCACCAGGAGTGGAGTCACCAACCCTCGGCCCAAACGGGCTACGAATGCCGTCAAGCGGGCTTACAAGCCTACGCATGAGACACGACTACCTGTGTCGCGTCCGTCGAGTAAGCCCACAGGCGATCTCGCCCAGCCAAGCCTGGGAACAGATCACTAAGCGCCACATTGCGTTCGCCCTGCCCTGGATTATAGCGAATTGCGCCCGTGAACGTGGTCGGCGCGGTGCCGTCCGTGGTCGCCTTGATCATGCAATGATTGGAGCCGATGTTCTGAAACGTGATCGAGGTGATGTCGGCATCGGTAAGCTGGGTCCAAGTCGCGGCAGGGACCGTGATCGTTGTGTTCTGTGCCATTCTAGTCTCCGTTCATTTCGGATGGTGGGAAGGGCGGCTCACTAGAACCGCCCCGTTATTGTTACGTAGCAGCCACGTTGGTGCCGACGAAGGTGGTGGCAGCGCGGTGCGGCACATTGAGGATGCCGTAGACCTTGACGGTCGCATCGGTGCCGGTGGTGCCAACGCCGTTCATGCGAACATAACGCTTGGAACCCTTGTAGCCAATGCCGCCGATGATCTTGTTGTCATCGCCATCGGCAGTGACAGACAGGGCAATCGTGCCGTTGACAGAATCAGCTGCAACGATGGCCGCAGCGTCACCAGCAACGGTCGTGTCAGAGTGCTGGGCCGTGAAGGTAAAGCCAGAAGATGTTCCAGCATCGGTCACGGTATCCGTGGCAAGCATCAGGGTGATGGCATCAAAGCCACGGGTATCAACCCAAGAAGTAGCACCGGCAGTGGTGCCAGAGAGAGTCACGGTGCCAAGCAGGACAACCTGCTTGTTGGAAAGCATATCACGCATCTCAAGAATCCTTCTTATCGGCGTGGTTGCGGAGCGGCGTTATTGCCGCCCCGCGTTAGTTGTTACGAGCCAAGCTTGACCAGCTTGATCGCCTCGAAGTTGACCACATCACCGCCGACGCGCTTCGTGGTGTAGAACTCCACATAGGGCTTGGCAGAGTAGGGATCGCGCAGAGTGCGGATGCCGAGGCGATCCACAATCTGATAGGCTTCGCGCATATCGCCAACGGCGATGGAGAGCGAGTTGGACGCCGGATCGGGCATGTCCTCGAATGCTGCCACCGGATAGCCGAGCAGCGTAGCGGGCTGGCCAGCCTGAATGCCGGGGCTCCAGATGTAAGCGCCGTCAGAGTCCTTGGCCTTGCGCACCAGGCGCGTGGTAGCGCGGTTCATGAACCAAGTGGCGTTGGCACGATACTGCTGCTTAAGCCCATAGAGGGCGTTGATCAGCGCATCGCCACCATCAGGAGCCGCAGCTAGAGCGCCAGAAGCGCCCGTGGGGAACTGCTCGATGGTGCCGGGAAGCGTGGTGCCAGACGAATAGGTCAGGAAGCCACGGGGCTTGTTGACGCCGTTGCCGACAACGAAAGCGTTGGCTTCGTCACGGGCGAACTTCTCGGAAACCTTGGAGGCAAGCCATGCTTCCATGTTGATCGAGGCGTCATCGAGCAGCTTTTGCGTAGCCTTGGGCTTCGCATAGAGTTCGTGGGCAGGAATGCGCCACTTGCCAAGCTGCGGCGTGTTGGTCTCAGGACGGCTGTCCGTTTCGCCAACCCAGCCCGAAGAGGCTTCGTTGAGATCGAACAGGCCTTCGAGGGCATCCGAGGAGATGACCTGGACCGAAGCATATGCACGCATCGGGCTGCTCTCGAAGACCTTCAACACGATACGGCCAGAGAGGTCGGGATTGACCACATAACCGCCATCGGGATCGGTGCCGACCGAGAGAGCCTTGCGCTCATCCGGTCCCATGACTTCTTCGCCCTTGCGGAGGAAGGTGTCGAACGCGGCCTTGTAGCCGTCCATGTCGGCAGCGCCGAAGGAACCAGCAACAGCGCCACGGCGGCGGGCGTTCATGGAAGCCCACTCCTGGGC